CTGGCGTACCAGATTAATATCTATAACCCTGTCACAAATATACAAACTCTGCGCGTAAATGCGGATAGAATTCAGCATATTCGTACGGGTATAGTTATTATAAATTATAACAGAATTGCCGTTATCAAGTGTATTCTGATACCCGTTTGACGCATATGCCGTTCTATAAATAGGAACGTTATAAACATCGAATGGCCCATTCTGCATACATTCAAGGCAAAGGAATTTTTCCATAATATCATCTTTAAAGAAAAGCGCAAACCCCTTCCGTACTAGTGCCTGTTCGATATAGCGAGGGTCTATATTATCTGGAAGATTTTTCCACTTGAAAACAGACAACGCAAGGTCTAACAACCTATCAACGTATAGATTTACGCTGTACATATTCTGCGCGTTATAGCGTTTCAATGACAGTTTTGTATTCTTTCCCATCTGTTACCCTCCCTTAAACTTCGGGATTATCGAAAGTGCCATATCGGTATACCATAGACAACCCGCCATGCCAGAACGTTATACCATTATCGTATATATTACGGATTGTAATTCGCGCAAAGTGAGGAAGTTTTGTTGTAACTCCATTGTTTAAGATATTTGCGCCAACGGTTTTTACATAATTCCAGTTTTGTCGTGATTTAGTGTTGATAGTTCCAAACCGATTTACTTTATATCCGTATACAGAAAGATAATTATCAATTCTTTTTGCGTAATCGTCTGTAATACAACACAGCATTAAAGTTATTCCCTTGTTTGTAAGTGCGGCAGAGATATTGCTATTTCCCATACCCCGCACAGATGGCGACATAGTTTGCGCATCCGTAATTTTAGCTTGTAGACCCTGTATTGCCAATTGCGCTTGTGTATTGTCGTACGATTCCCTTATTTTGGACAATCCGCTTTGCAGAATTGACGATTCATAATCAAGTTTCGCTTGTTTAAGGGAGGCTAAAGACAATGTTTGCGTTACATCGTCTGCGGCGCCTAATACATAATCGCCCACGTCCGCGATAATGCCCATAAGATTATTATTTAAAAACTTGCCAACGTTCCCGTTAGTTACGCTTTTTGTAGCCCTTGAAAGCGCGCCCGCCATAGAGGTCAAATTAACTCCACCAAAACCGATACCTTGAGAAGAATTCAATCCATACGCAGACGCAATATTTTCTTCCTCCAGTTTGTTGTAGCCAGATTCGCGCGCAAGCCTAGCGAGGTCAGTATTTGCCGCGCCGCTTCTTGCAACGTAATTACGGGTTGAGGCAAGAACGTTATATTGATTCTGTAACTGCGCGCTGTTCATCGCATACCATGCCGCGTATGTATCAGTTAGCAGGGGCATTTGCCCGAACGCAGTTCCAATAAAGATATAATTTTTATTATACACAAAATCTTTTGATTTATAAAACTGAGGCATTACAACGGGTTGCGGAATACTGTTCACAGGCATGGACAGCATAAAATACATTTTTGAAGTATCCTGCATATTGGGGTCGGTTGCCTGTGAATTCAAACTTGTATAAAAGTATTCCGGGCTATATTCTGCGGCATTTCCTTCCAAGTCGGTACAGATGATTTTGAAATATGGGCTATTGTACATCTTCGCATTTTTCGGAATATAGGATTGAAATGCTGTAGTTCCTTTAACCGCAACAGGCAGGGACATAGATACATAGTTAGGGGAAAGCGGATTTCCGTTCCCGTCTGTGCTCTTAAAATATTTAAACCCCTGCGAATCTGTGGCCCAATCGCTGGCGCGAATGAACCCGGACGGGAAAAGCACCATTTCAAGCAAATCTTCCGTATTTCCATTGGAAGCGTAATACTGATAAAAGTTCTGTAAATCCAATGGAGTAGTAAACAAGTAATACGTTTCATATGTGGGCATCCCATAAAGAAGGTTAGCGGAAATCTCAAAATCTCCCGTAGAATCGGATATTTTTCGCGAAACTCCCACAATCGCGCACAGATTTCCCGCATTAAAATAATTAGGATGCACTCTTTCTTTCAATTCGTATTCGCCAATCTCAAGTTCTTCTTCGGTAAGATTAGCGAAAATAGTATCATGTTCAACAGTTTCCCGTTCGATATAAGACGGCATTGTCATATAATCAAACAGGAAACTTTGCATAATATCAAGTTCGTACGTGATAAGCACAGTATTATCATTAACATAAGAAACGTTAGTCACAAACGCATACCACCATTTATTTTCGTACGCGGTATTTTTGAATAGCATATAATTTACTGCGTAGAGATTCGCAATTTGGCCCTCTATTTTCACAGTATTATTGCGAATATATGTGTAATCAGTAAAGGTTGCTATTTTGTAACTGATAAAATCATTATATTGCGCCGTGGCGTTGCTATAATCTACTGTATGAATGTATGCGTTAGTCAACGGAATGTTCTGCAAAAGGTGAATTGTCGAATTAGGTTGAATCCACGCCATTAGCACACCTCCTACATTCTGTAAAAGCCCCTTCCCCTAAGGGATAGAGGAAGGGGCGGGTTAATTAGTGGACGCCACCGCCGTTATCATAATCGGGAACGGGCCACGGTTCACAGTTATGAATCTGTTCGTCTGTTACATCTGGAGCCCCATCACTAAGCCCAATAATATAATCGGTCTGGTCATGCGGATTAAATACAAGATATGCCCCATACGCAAAATGTACCCTGTCATAATATTCCGGCTCAGCCCTTGCAGGGTCACCAGATTCGCACAGAGTATAAATGAATTTGAATCCGTCCATAAAATCGGCATAGGACGGAGCGTTAGTAACATCAATAAAGAATGGATAATATTCCTCTGTAACTGTGTTGTACGGAATAAAACGAATTACGGGGAGTTTAATTGCGTTCGCTTCTTTATCTGTTTCAACAGGGGTCTCAAGCTCAAGATTAACGAAAAGAGCCGTACCATTCAAAAGGGCCGAAGAATCATCACCAGTAGGAGACAAAACAATATTTACGTTACAAGAATCAAGCGTATAAGGATTATTCATCGGAAACGGCATTTAACTCACTCCTTTCTAACTTTATCCATTTTATTGCGGATAATCTCTTTAAACTGTTCGCCGTGCCGATTATTATCGTCATCGCTTTCAGGTTCTGGCGTTTTCTCAGACCACGGAGCATATTTAAGAATCGTTGCTTCATCAATAGTAACAGACGGCCCTCCCTCACGCAACGGCGATTCTATATCAATTGTAACATATTCCTTGCAGGTACTGTTATAAATCACGATTGTGCCGGGAATTACAACGGGGTACTGCTCGCGTGTATCTTCTTCCCCGTCAACCCATTTCCAGAGCGTTGTAATACCATACTGAATGTAGTAGACAGTACTTTCATCCACCTCACTCGCGCACAGTTTGCTATTGCTATAATTCAACCCAACAGGATTTCCGTATTTGTAATCATCGCCAATAGACCTAACGTTATAATTTTCTCCGTTTTCATTGGCAGGAATTTTTGGAAAATAGAGAAGAACGGGCCATTTTGTATTTTCCATATTTGCATAAACGTCCGAAACTTCCATATCTTCGGGCATACTAAGAGGTACGAAAATAAACTGCTCGGGGAAGTTTTCATCTCCACCGAGATAATACTCAGTACCTTCTTCCACAAGGCGATATGTAAAGGCCATTTATACCCCTCCCTTTAATTCGCCGTGAGCGCGGTTACATTCTCAAACGGCGAAGTGCTAAAGGTCTTCCAAACGTGCAAACTATAATTCCAGTAAAGACCCTCGCTGTTGTAGATTTCCGTAAACTTGAGCAGATTGTCGTATACACGGAAATAGTCTCCAGACAGCAAAACCGCCTGTACGGAGCCCAGCGCGGTAAGTTCGGCATCAGTAAAAGGCGTAAAAGTAGAATCATACTGGAAAATATCCGCAAGGCGATTTACTTCTTCAGTAGTAAACGCGAAAGTCGGAACGGCAACGCGCTGTCCCGCAAACTGGATTTTGTCCATGTTAAAGGCAAACGCGAGGGAATCAACGTCCAGAGAAGCATTGAAATCAACAGTAGAGATAAGGTACTGGTTATTTTTGTCGGTATGCGTCATAACACCATTGATGTTATATGCAGAGGAAAGGAAAGTATAGCTGTCAGAAAGCTTTTTAATAACCTTGCTAATAGCCTTATTGTCATCTGCGGCAACGCCAGAAAGCGTGATGTTTTCGGTATTGATATTGCCGTCAATAAACTGACGCGCAATAAGGTAACGCATAACAAGGAATTCGTCATAGTTAGCGGCAGTATACATCGAATTGACGATGCGGGAAATAAGGTCTGTTACGCCATCCCAAGAGATGAACGCCTGTCGAAGCTGGTCTTCCGAAATAGTATCCTTATAGAATTTCTGATAATTCATCAGATGGAAAGTCGCTCTAACATCTGGAATCTGCCGCTGAAATACAGTTTCTTCCGCGACATACGGGTCAAACTGCGAGACCTTTGCAATATTGACGAAAATCTCTTCGATAGATTCTCCCATCTCAAGCATACCCTTTTTAAACATAGACCACGGGTTGCTATAAAGCTTGTTGGTAACAATCACAAGACCAATGCGATTGATAAGGGCGTTCAGAAACTCATTCTGCAAAGTAGGGTACTGCATGATAATAGAACCGATTTTCTTCACGCTTGCGGAATCGGGCTGTGCAAAGGGAACGAAATTGCGGTAATTTGTGGTAGCAGAATTGCGAATTGCGTTGAGCACTTCAACGGAAGTGCCAGTAAAAGCCTTAACAGACGGTACACGCGGCATGGTAAAATACCTCCCTTA